AACTGGACATGTTTACTTCTGTTTATTGTGGCGGCGCTTGATACTGCGCATGTATTTCTCGATGGCGGCGTGGGTGTCTGGGTGTGGCACAGACTCCCCCTTGAACCAGTTGTAAACGGCCATGCGACTGACTCCAAAGAAATCAGCAACATGGCTTACGCTTACGCCTTCAAGAATACATACACGGCCCAAGGCTACGCCGAGAGACTTGATGTTGGCCTTTTTGTTGGCATACACCAAGCTCTGGCTGTAACCATAGCTCATGCTTACTCCTCGTCAGTCCATGCGGCGACCACGGAACCCAAGTCCTTCTTTGCAGTCGGAGCGGGGGCTTCAGCTTTTTTGCTTTCGCGCTTGGTGGGCTCGGCCACAGCATCGGCAACCGTCACGGGTGCGGCGGCTTTAGGTGCAGGAGCAGGTGCTTCCAACTTGGGTGCACGGCCAGCGGTATCCGCTTGGTACGGAGTCATCAGGACCATCTTCTGCACTTCAGGCTTTGCCGCCACTTCGCTGGTCACAGCGTACTCGGCCTTATTGATGAAACGCGCAGGGGTGAACAACACCGACTGGTTATCGTTTTCTTCGTTAAAGCTGATGGTGGTAACCACGTAGTCCAAGCTCTTGCCGTTGTTGGCGAGGTACTTGGTGTAGTTGCCGAAGGTGTGGGTGTTGTCGGCAGTGCTGTCACCGAACAGGGACTTGGATGCCAAGTTCATTTGGTAGATTTCACCTTCCAGCGAAGTACCAAAGTCTTCTTCCAACACCATCGCAATGCGCTGGCTGTAACGGCAAGCCTTGGAGTTACCCATGCCCGAACCTTTGATGTTCTGCTGGCAAGAGTCGCAACGATCAGCTTGCGCGTTGGCTGAACCTGCGTCCGGGGCATTGCCGTCATTGCTGAAGCAGTCTGGTGCGCTGGGCTCGGCATCGGGGGTCCACTGCTTTGCGTAGAAGATACGGCCAACTTTGGGGGATGCGTTCACGATGATGGCGTTGAGGTTGCCTTTCACCTTGCCCATTTCCTCGCCGCCGACTACTTTGCGGAAGATGCCGTTTTTCGGCACGATGCGTTTGACACCGGTCTTACCGGCGAGAGATTTTGTAAGCTCACTGACACCTGCTTGTTGCAGAAAGTCTGGGAGGTCTTGGTTCAGAAGTGCAATATTGCTCATCTCAATTTCCTTTGGAACGTCTAACAACCACGGAGTAAGAATTTTCCACGTTGACCCCGATGGGGAACGTGTCGGGATTCTCGGAAAGAAACTCTTTCAGGTGTGTCTGATGGAGCCGCTTTTCCAACAGGCCAAACGCATCATGTTCTTTGATGAACTGATACATCGAATCCCAATCATTCGTCCAGTACCGTGACTTTACGGAACGGATGATCGTGCCATGTGGGGTGCGAACGCTGTCGGCGTTCATTTGTTTGCAGACTTCGAGCATCTCAGCTTCGATGATGCCCATCTGCTCTTCAATTTCTTTTTCACGGGCCTCGGCCTCACGGCGCATGTCGTCCCGCTTGTCGCGCATCTTGAGGTAGACGGCGGTCAGTTTGTCGAGGTCATATTGGGGGGAATCTTGTCCCTGAACTTCTTCGTCCATATTTTTCTCCTTGGTTGGGGGTACTCTATCACAACTCTTGACAGTGTCAAGAGATTTCTTCAAAAATTTCTTTTTGGTATAGGTCGATGATTTCTTTGTGTCCAGCCACGTTGTTTTGCAACATGGAGTACAGTCGGCTTTCGACTTGGCTTCCACGGATGTGGACGATGGTCATTGGGTTGACCTGACCGGGGCGGTCAATACGTGCGTTGGCTTGCAGGTATGTTTCTACACTGGTGCACGGAGCGTACCAAATAATGGTGTCGGCGGCAGTTAGGGTAAGTCCGTGGGATGCGGCCTGTGGTTGGATGATAAGCACCTTCGGGTCTGGTTGCTCTTGGAACTGCTTGACCACTTCTGCGCGTTTGTTCACCGACACACTGCCGTTGATGATCTCACAAGTGACGCCGTTCTTCGTCAGGTGCTTCTCAAGTAATGCGATCGAGTGGGTGAACGGCACAAAGATGAGAACCTTGTTACTGCACTCGTCCACGATCTCCTGCACCACGTTGAGTCGGTTGCTCACGTCAAAGTCCACGACCTCGCCCGTGTCGGTGTAAATTGAACCGCACGAAATTTGGAGCAGCTTGTTGATTTGCGTTGCGGCGTTGACTGCGCTGATCTCTTCCCCTGCGGCCTCGATCATCATCTCCTTCTTGAGTAGCTTGTAAAAGCCAGACTGCTGGGGGGTCAGAGGGGCATCACGTTCGAGGAACGTCAGAGGGGGCAGGTCAATACACTGGCGCTTTTCAAACCGGATTGCGGGTTGCAGGGCTTTGTGCACGACCAGCTTGGCGTTCGGCTTGGGGATGTACCGATACTGGCTGACCTTGGTCATCACCATGTCTTTGAAGTGCGTGAAGAACTGCGGCACACCTTTGGGGTTGACCAGCTTTGCCAGACCAAACGCATCGGCGGGGGATTGAGCGGCGGGAGTACCCGTCAACATCCACAAGCCCTTGATAACTTTTGTTAGGTCTCGCAGGTCTTTCCAGCGGCTTGTCTGTGCGTTCTTATACGCAGACGCTTCGTCCACAACGATCAGGTCAAACCCGCCGTTGATGATCTCGTCCTTGACGATGCCGACACCATCGAAGTTGATGATGACGAACTCAGCCCCTGCGTTGATGATTTCTTTGCGCTTACGTGCGTTGCCGTATGCGACAGCGACCGTACGGTGGATTGCGAACTTAAACAGGTCGCCCTGCCAAGCCGACTTCATGATCGACAAAGGGCAGATGACAAGCACTCGGCGCACAAGGCCAATGTGCATGAGGTAGTCAACGGCCCAGATCACTGATGCTGTTTTGCCGGTGCCTTGCTCGTTGAAGCAAAACGCCTTGCGGTTACTGATCAAAAACTCTGCTGTTGACTTCTGATGTACGAACGGAGTGAACCCGTGGGGGCGGGGCCACTCATACTCTGATAGATTCATTTCTTTCCTTTTCTGTTTTAAGTCTAACGCACATGCGGTTGCTGTCGGTCTTGAGCAATCGGGCTTCGTGCATACGCTCAACTAGCCTATCGACGCCGTCCCGACTCTCGTCTGCAAGTTCGTACCAATGTATCCAGCCCCTGCCATACTTCAGCAACCAGATTTGCTCGGGGGTCATTTCTTCTTCCGTTCCTTTGTGCTGATCTCGGTCACCAGCTTGTGGTTGCTGTTGCGTTTGAACGATCGGTTGGCCGATGGGGTCTGCAACTTTACGCCATCTTTGTTTGTGCCGCCTTTAGATAGAGCTCGGACGTGTGCAACATCTTTGCCTTCGCGGATGTCAGCCGTGCCATCACGGTCTCGGTCGGCATGCTTCTTGTCAATGGCTTCTCGTGCACGTTGGCGCTCAGCTCGTGCTGGTGCTTCGCCTCGGGCCTTTTGTAGTTGGTATTCATGTTTGTATGGTCGGGGGGTTTTGGTGTAGGGCATGTCAGCTCCGGTTGTATTCGCATTGTTTGACTGAGCAGAATCTGCACAGGGGTCCTTGGACGGGATTCCAAACCCCATTTTCCAACGCCGCCTCAATTCGTGCAACATCTTGCGCAGGTTTTTCCACGTACTTGGGCACCATCACGGCGTGGTGTTCGGCTTTGACAAACTCTTTACTTACAACAAACAAGAGCGCCGACTTGATCCGCTCGATCTTGGGGAACTTGGCGAAGATGCCCGTTGCCACCAAGTCCAACTGCTTCACGTCTGCGTACCGCGCACTCTTGCTGGTTTTGTAGTCTACAGAGTAGGCCAGCTTCTTTTCCTCGTTGATCACAACCAAGTCGGCAATACCATGCCACCATACATCGGGAGCGTGAAACTCGCATGACTTCAGGTCTTTTGTGAAGCCCAACTGCATCTCGCAGTGCTTCTCACCGGGGATTGCTTTGAGGTTGTCCAGCGTTTCCTGCATGTACGAAAACTGAGGGGGAACTGGTTTGCCATCGCGGATGTATTCTTCCGCAACGGTGTGGGCCGACTTCCCGTACAGTGTCGCCGTGGTATCAGGCTCAACAACATCCTTTGCAATTTTGGTGTGGTAATACTTCTTCGGACACTGCTGGAATGTCTTGAGGCTACTGAATGACCAGACGATATTTTTCATTTCTTCCCTTTGTTTAGCAGTCGCCGTAGCTTTTGCCTGAACCAGATTCGCAGTTGAGCGGGAGCTCAGGCCCCCACTGCGGACGTATACGCATGCACAACTCAACGTACTCGACAGCACGTTCAACCTCGGTCTCGGGCACGATACAAGCGATCGCGTCATGCACTGTCATGACCACTTGGTATTTCTTCGCAACCAGCAACATCTGATCGCCGATCACAATCCGAGCGAGAGCTTGGCACACGTTCTCCACCACCTTGCCGCCATAGATGCGGTTGGGGATTGTGGCTTTGCCTTTCTTCGTGTCGTACACAAGTTCGATCTTGCCACCGTCTTCAATATCGGTTTGTACTTTACGCAGGTTGGGGTAGCGCAGGTACAAGCCGTTCGGCAACAGGATGCCTTTGTTGCCCTGCACTTTCAGTACACCACCCCGGCCCAGCTCCGTGAATTGGTCGCCGATGATCGCGTCAAGGATACCCCCTGCGGCTTTCCACAGCTCAGTTATTCGGGGGTATGTGCGGCGGTAGGTGTCGATGATTCGTTTCGTTTCATCAAGCTCGATAACAACTCCAAAGTTTTTAAGCTGAGCTTGGAACTTTGCCGCGCCCATGCCGTACCCCGCGCCCAAGATTGTCGTCTTGCCAACGAACCTTTCGTCTTTGGAAATCGCCGAGACTGGCTTGCCGTAAATAGCAGATGCCATGATTTTGTAAACGTCCTCGCCACGGTCAAATGCCTCCACTAAGTCGTCTTGCCCCGCAAGCCATGCCAGCGTACGGGCTTCAATCTGCGATGAGTCTGAGTCGATCATCATGTACCCATCAGGGGCCAAGATTGACTTCTTCAGAGGGGAATTCCTCGGCAGGTTTTGAAGGTTCAGTTTGTCATCACCACCCCACCGTCCGGTGTGGGCGGCGTAGTATCTCAAGGGAACTGGCATAGGTCCGCGCTGGGAAATCCCAATGAACCGCTCGGTCCGGCTCTCCTCGATCGTGGATTTGGTCCCAAGCCGAGCGGCAACCAAGGTCTGCACTGCGGTAATCGGATGCTCCAGCAGGGCTTTGAACTCCTCGTCCGTCTTGGCAAACGCATACGTCAGCTTGCCCGTAGCAGGGCTCTTCTTCATCGGCGGCTCGACACCCATCTCGCGGAGCAAGTCGGCGAACTGCGGGTTGCTCATCAGCGTATCTTTGTCGAAGTTCCGAAGCAGGTCCTCTTTGCGGCTCTGCTCTTTCAGCAAGTGGTCGCGCAGTATCTTCTCATCCAACCGCAACACAGGGTCGGTGAACATGCGAATGGTCAGGTCGATCAGGCGCAACTCAGTCTTGGGGAATCCCCGGCTCATGTGGCCGAACAGGTCCCACGTCAGCGTCACGTCATTCTTGCAGTACGATCCGTAGTCGGCTAACTCCTCGGGCGTGAAGGTGTTGCGGAAGTAGTTGATGTACTGCTTGACTTGCTCCCCCTTGACCCCGATGCCGTAGTGCTCGGCCAGCACCGCGAGACTGCCGCCTACGTTGGTACCGTGAAGCGCACGTCCCATGCTCAGCGTATCCAGCCAGCCTTTGGGTTTGATGCCGAAGTGGTGCGACATGATGAACCCATCGAACACAGCGTTGTGCGCCAGCGCAAGAGAGTTCTCCCAATCGTAGTTCCGCAAAAAAGCGTATGTGCTAAGCGTGTCCCCGCTGAACCACTTGGGCTCACCGTCATTGACCTGCACCGCTACGCCGATCACCTCAAAGCGTGGGTCTCGTACGTATTCCTCGGTAGTCTGAGTTCTGAACCCAAGGTCACCGCCATACGCAGATTCAAAGTCGATCGTGATGATGTTCATTTGAAGCTGTACCGATCTTTAGTGTTGTACTTGAGGGTTTCAATGTCTTCCTCAGTCAGAGTTTGTTTGCCGATTTGTAAACTCGCTGTTGAGGGGTTCGTAATGTAGCTGCCTGAACTTTTAATGTGGCCGAATGTACCTGACCCAACGATCACCCCTTTCATTTGCCCCTGCACCTCGTCTCTCAAGAGGGTCTGTATGACGTTGTAGTCAAACTCTTTGCGGCGCACAGCTTTCAGTGCCTCGTGGATTGCGCCCTTCTCCTGCTCGGTCAGCACCTCGCGGAACTTCTCTTTGAAAATGAAGCGCCACTTATCGGCCTCGTTGAAGAACTCCTCGGGGTTGGTCTCCATGCGCTTGACGAGGGTCTCAACCCCTGTTGAAAATTCAGACATTGTTGTTTCCTTAATAGAGTGATCGTGGGTCTACGTAGCCGGGCATTGTTTGATCCCGCGCTTGTCGTGCGGCGTACTGGGCCTGTATGGTGTTAAGTTGTGCTGTCAAGTAGGCTTGCTGGATGGGGCTCTGTGTTTGCGCGGCGAAACCCCATCGGTCTTGGTCTTTCGGGGTCGGGTCCAGCACTTCTTGGGTGATGTGGCCCAGCAGTTCGCGGCGTTTTTTGTTCTTCTTAAACTTGGCCCACTCTTTTGCCAGCACCTTGCGCTCGACCCAAGTGAAGCCGTCTCTGGCCTCTACTAAGTCTCTCCATCTACTGCCGTAGCCAAAGTCATCGGGCCGCTCGTTCAGTCGGGCAACCATGATACGCACTTCCTGTGCGCAAAAACGAATTAAAAATTTCTCGATCATTGTGGTTCCTTCAAAAGTTTCATCATCCCCTCGGCGGTCTCTTTGTCGAGCCCTTTGGCAAGGGTGGTGCTTACTACGCTTTTCTTTTCCTCATCGTGCTCCAGCTTGAAGATGAAGTATTTACCATTCACCCACTTCAGCTTGTACGTAGTACGCGAAAACACAGAAAAAGTTGAGGGGTGCGCGGTCATTTCGCTTTTTCCATGCACTCGGCGATGACCGCCTTCAGGTAGTCAAGGTTGGTTTCGTTGATGATGCAGGTGTACCCACCC